ACAAGAGGCATCGAAATAACCTTAAAATGAGTGTCACCAGCACGGTTTTACATGCTGGCAACAATCAAGGACTCAGATCACGTGAACGTTGTCAAGACGCCCTTCCACCACGCAAAATAACCGAGATTATATCGCGCCTGCGTCATGAATTTCACATCCTTGGTTTCGATGTCGTCCAGCCCCTTCATCTGCCGTGAAAGCGGTTCGCGAGCCTGGAAAACGAACGGCTTGTAGGCACCGTCCAGGTTGAACAAATACATCTTTGACGTATCCGTCAAGTAGGCACTCGATACGACCCGAGGCGAATCAACAACGATGTTACTGTTGTTGGCCAAGATCGTTGCAGACACGGCCTCCTTGGCGACTTGCTCGAAGTCAGGATTAACCAACAGTAGCAGGTTGCTCATTCCGGTGCTGATTGGACGATTGAGCAACTTGCCCTGATCGTTTTTGAATTTCAGCATTGCGGCCCGCGCGGCATGGTACGCGGCCTTGAATTCCGCTGCAGTTGGGACTGTCCCCGTTGCCGCAGCCGATGTCAGGCTGTTACTTTGCGACCCGCTGCTTCCCCACGCATGATCGGTATCGAAAAAATACTGCCCGTCAAAACAAGCGGTCGTTTCACCGTTGACCAACGCTGTGAAAAACAGCTCGTCGGGATGGTATGTGGCCTCGATAGCGAGGTCTTCCATCACGGGACCATACATCCCCATGCGATCGTCTTCGATGTCGGTCTTTTTGATCAGCAGTGAGTTTTCCCACAGCTTGTTCGCGATCACGAACGTTGCCGCTCGGAGCTCATTGAACTGCCGATCCCCCAGCCATTCGCGAACGCCTGGCATCGACCCCAAAAGCCCGTAGGCTTCATCGGCCCCATCGCTCGGGATCACTGTACACATTTGCGGGTAAAACGGAGTCGCCGCAGCCACTCGTGTATCGAATTTCTTCACCAGCGTCCGTAGCGTCACGGTCGCCTTTGCGGTATCAAGAGCCATTGACTAACTCCTTTCAAGAGTTTTTGTTTTCTGGTGTTTTCTCAGATCAAGCGCGACGTTTTTCGAGATCCAGAACACGGCGCTGTAGGTTTTGGATCACATACAGCAAGGTGATTGCCTCCGCCGCATTTGAGAACCCGAACGGTGTCGTATTGGTGATTGCGGCGATCGCGTAATCCGGCGTGCCTGCCGCGTCCGCTGGCGTGATTGTGGTTAGCGCCGCCACCGGCAACGCACCGTCCCCAGTTGGGTGAATCTCGACGATCAGTCGCGTCGCGCTAACGAATCCGACCACTCGACCGATCGGAACACTCGTCGAGCCGATCGCGGTATTGATCACGTAATTGTCGTCGCCGTAGACGTAGTCCCCGACGTTGGCTTGAGTGTATGCCCCCGCTCCAACGAGTTCGAAATCGCCCTCGGTGTACACTTCGACTTGGATGTCGCCAGCTGCTCCGCTGGTGTTGTCAGCCTGCCCGACCGCCACCCCAACGAATCCATTGACTCCGGTAGCGGTAACGTCTGTCGCGAACCCTGCCGCCGTCAGGTAGACCAACGTCCCCTGCAGCACGTTAACCGATGCGGCAACCGGGTAAGATCGCCGGTCACCGTCCTGCGATTTTACTAACTGATTGGCTGTCACAGCCATGTTTTATCTCCTCGTTTTTGTGTTTGTGTTGTTGATCACTTGGACGATGTGGGAAGTCGGTCGATGCCGTCATCGATTCGACGCATCGCGATATATTCCGCTTCGCTCATCGACGCGGCGTAGGCCTTTTCGGACTTGAATTCGGCGCGGTATTTGTCGTTTTCATCGACCTGCTTTCCGTCGTCTGCAGCCGTCCCGCCCTGGTCCCCGAGAGGACCATTCGCCTTACACAACGCCTCGAACAGCTTGTTACGAACGTCATCCACCGTGATGGAGACGTCAGCACAAAACGCGGCAGCCAACGTCGGTTGCTTGGCCTGCAAGCACAGCGCGGTAATCGTCGTCTGTCGCTTTGCTTCATCGGCAGTTGCCTTTCGAATCGCGGCGGTAACAGCCATCGCGATCTCGTTGGCGTTGACGGTTTGGGCGATCGGCTTTTCTTCGGGTTTTACAATTGGTTCTGTCACCGTTTCCGGCTCCTTAAACATGGTCATTGCGGTAAGTTGCTTCTGAACCCAATCAGGAGCCTTATGAAATTGTTTCGCATCGAATGATGCGGTTATTTGCTTGTTTTGCGTGATGAAATCCACAAACCCGGCGGCCTTTGCCTCTGCTGCCGAGTACCATGTTTCGGATTTCATTGCTGCTCGGATCGTTGCTTCGTCTTGCTTTGTGCGGCTGGAATAAATGCCGACAGCACTGTTCGTTAGCGTCTCTAATGTTGACGCCATTTTCATCATGTCGTCGGCGGTTCCTGATTCCACCGCCCTCGGATCGTGAACCATCCACACTGCGTTTTCTGCCATGCTAATTGTGTCGCCAGCCATCGCAATTACGGTAACGATTGAGGCTGCCAGACCGTCAACATAAACGCTGACATTTGCGGGACTGTCTTTGAGCGTGTTGTAAATCGCCAGCCCTTCAAATACTGACCCGCCCGGCGAATTGATCCTCACGTCAATCTGGCTAATGTCGCCCATCGCCGACAGTTGCTCAGCAAAACTTACAGCACTTGTGCCACCTCCGAAAAACGATTCACCGATTGTGTCATACAGAAGGATTTCAGCCTTTTTCGGGGCTACCATCTTGATTGAATTTAGGTTCGTCAATTCGTCGCCCCGCTTTCCTGTTGCTTGTTTTCTTCTTGCTGCTGCGGTGCGATCGGCTCAACTGGATCTTGACCCTGTCCGCCCTGTTGCATGGCGGCAGATTGCGATTGAGCAATTAGCCGTTGACTCGGGATGATGTCTCCTTCGCGCTCCATCTCGCATTCCTTCGACCGCTGCTTGATCACTACTTCCAAATCCTGTTGGTCCTCGGCGAGAGAATCTGCTAGCGTCGCAAGGTTGTTATCGATCGCCGTTACTTTGGCGTCAATTTCTTCGCCCGGCGTTAGTGCGTAAGCGAATCGCGGAGCGGTCCAAGAATGAGCCCTGAACCGGAATCGATTTGCTGAGTATTTGCGGGGATCGATATCAACAGCCCCAACAATCACAGCCTCGTCAACCATCCGATTCCACCACTGCGTCAGGAACATTTCCTGAATGAGTTTTTGGCTGCATCGAGCGGTAATTTTCGCCCCGTGAAGGATAATTCGCCCCCCAGCGAACGACACGCCTCGCCAGTCCTTCATCAACATTTCGTACGGCCAATTGCACCCGGCTGCCACAGTTCGATTGTTGTATTCCTGTAGCGATCCAACTGAATTAGATTTCGTTGGAACCGAAAACTGAATCTCTTCGTCTTGTCCAATGTAGTTGATAGAACCCGGTCGAACGTCCTGCAATCTGCTCCCGCCTGTGTCGCTGCCAGTTGCTGCCCCAACCGCTTTTCGCAGTGGATTGGCCTTGGATTTAATGAACACCGCGTAGCACGCCTCGACCTGTGCGGCGATGATCCCGGCTTCAGATAGGTCTTTGCCGTCTTTCGCTCGATTCAAACTGCGAGTCATCCATGGCAACCCGCGAGACTGCCCCGCAAACCATTCAACGAACACGTGACACACTCGGGATGCTTCGACGAAGTCGTATTCTGTGCCGAATTCCTTATCATCGTTTGGATGATTCTTGCGAATCCAGTAGCCGGTGATTGTTTTCTGTGCGCTGTATTGGATCCCCATTCGGCAGAGCGGATCAGTCGTCTTCACTGGCGGTGTTTCCAGCCTGTCAACGTCGATCACTTCGATAATTAATGGGATCGGTGCGTCCGGGTGCGACACGTCGGAGAACACCACCAGAGACTCGCCATCAACGTCGAGATTTCTGGCAATTAGGCACGTCTTAGCCCACAACGACCGCTTTCGCGTCCTGCAGGCGATCGGTGCGACTTGCGAGTAGAGGTCTTCCAGTTGCTGGTTATATCTGTCGGCTTCGTCCTGCGTGATCACCCCTGCGGCTGGGTTAATTTTAGATTGAACCGTGAATCCCGTTCCCACAAAATGTTCAACCCGAGAATCGACCGCACCACCGATGAAATCATTGCGGTAAAGCTCTCTGGAGTGCGTTCGCGTCCGCTCAAGATCCTCATTGAGGAACGCATCGGTCGAGAGTCTCGACCCAAGCCACCGGCCTTCGCGAAGACGGTCGCTTTCGGACGCTTCGAGAGCGCTGTTCGTGATGCGTCTGGCCGATTCGTTCGACGCCTCGAAGATTTTTCGCACGGCAATACGACGGGCTCCCCACTCAGGGGAGACAGCATAGGCTAGCGAATCCAGCACGGATGTGATGCTCATCTCCGCACCAGCCTTGCCAGGTTCTGCGCGGGTTTCGCGTCACCGTCGATGCGGCTCTCGAGCCACTCGATTTGATCGCGGATTGATGGCAAGTCGGCTGCGGACCACTGACGGCCCGCGATAGAGTAAGACACGCCGGTAGCGGCGATCTGTGCGTAAGCCTCGCGAAATAACGCGAGAAGCTCGCCGTCTGTGTACTCGTTACTCGTAGAGAATTTTGCCATGCGGGCATATTACGCAGAGTTAATTCCGTCTGCGTAGCCCTGTCGGATGGCTATGTACTATTCGCTAGTATTCTCAATAGTTATCCATTTGTTGTTTTTTGGCTTTGCTTTGCATTCCAAACACCACAAAAACCGAAACACGAACCCGCCTCGCGACCGCACGCAATAGACCCCGATTTTCCCATCACAATCACGGCATGGGCATGGATCCCCCGGCAATGGCCCGTCGTCGCGAGTCCTGCAAAGTCTCGTTAATTCCAGCTTGCTCATCTCGACCCCCTTCGGACCCAGCCACCAGACGATTGCGACGACGTCGGATTGCGAACAAACGGCTTTGGTTCGGCTTCGGTAACTGGATTTGATGTAGTTGTCCCCCGAATTGGCAGCCCCTCAGAATCGATCCATGATCGTGCCAACGCCATGCCATACCTGACGCAGTCGCGGAAATCGTTCGGTTGCGATTCGTACAATTTCGTCCATGTCAATTTTTGATTGCCTCGTGAATCCCTTTTATCTGACAGCGTCCCGTTACAAAGTTGCGACATGAAATCAACGTCAATTGAGGTTCGCTTAGCGATTGTTAAAGACCCCGGTTCGTTCGCCAGTCGGTCTTCGAGCATTGACTGTAGCGATGTCTCCCAAAAGTCAGTGTTGATGTGCATCAATAGTTGCCCCTCCGAGTCAGATCGGCTTTTGTCCGTCAGCTCGACGATCTTGTACGGCTGTCCACCGAGGTCTCCAGTTGACCCCTTACAGGGGATTACCCCCAATCGACTGCTACAGAATTCGTAAGTCTCTTTCGTGGCCCAACCCGAGTCAACCGCATTGATAATCGGTGTTAGATCCGGCCCCTGATCCTCGTGCTGATATGTTTTCCTCATTACGTTTTCCCAGATCCACAGCAGCGAATTGGATTTGCCGTGGTCGATCTCCCACGCTCGATCATCAGCCCCATGAGCCAGCAAAACCCATGGGTTAAATCCCCCGTCAGCTTGCTGCCTGTCGACTATCACCGTCAGAAACAAACCACCGATCGGGATGATTCTTGGCGGTACAAGCCCCGTGATTCTGTCGGCGACCTTCTCGGGATCGGACTTGACCCGTTTGACTTCCCAGCATTCTGCCATGTAGCTGTTGACCACGTCCTGTAGGTCTCGTGGCTTGCGCTGTGCCCGAAGCCACGCGCGAGCAAAACCGCCCCAAGTCTCAGTCAACGCGTACCATGATGGCAATGGCCCAAACCCGACAACATCCGATCCCGCCTTAGTCGCCGTCCCCTCGATCTGCCCTTCTCTCGAGACATTACACCCATCCGGAACCCAAACGCCACGCCGCAGCATCGGGATCCTGTGATGATTTTCAATTCTCTCCCGACAATGCCCGCACTCGTACCACGCTGTTCGAAACGCCAAATCAGGGTCGTTTTTCCCGTCTGGAGTCTTTTGCCATCGGAACCCCCCCGGCGTGTCTTCGGTGCCTTTCCGAAGCAACTGATACTCCCCGCAGTGCGGGCACGGAACTTGCCGTCGATGTATATTTGCTCGCTGCATCCAATTATCAACACGGCTTGACCCCTTAATGGTTGGCGTGCTTTCCAGGATGATTTTGTGGTTCGGAAAGCCCTTAAATCGATTCAAAAACAACGCCAGCGAATCAGCCTCGCTGCTCGCCTGCTCATCCCATTTGTCGATCTCGTTGGCTACACCGAACCATGCACCGACGTCGGCTAGAGATGTCTCGGACCCCGACCACCCGATATAGATTCTGCACGCTTCAAGCCTCACGTCCAGTTTTGATCGCCTATGCTCGGGCAACAGTTGCTTGCGGACTTTGTCGGTCGACGCTAGGAGGGGATAGAGTCGAGACGACACCACCCGCCCGGCGCTGTCTTTTGTGGACGAGGCAAACATCATATTGCGAGGCATCGTCCCGGCGACTCTCGCCATCAGCGACAGACACGTCGTCGTCTTCCCTAATCGCGTTCCCCACTGCAGGACGATCGTTCTTACTCTCGGATCGTCAAACGCCTCCAGCACGCCATCAACGTGAGGAAACGCGGCCAGCGAAAACGGCATTCCGCTTGTTTCGGTCCCCTCCGGCATCGTGACATTTCCTTCCAGCCATTCGCGGGAACTGAGTCTTGGCGGCGGCTCAATGTGTCGCGTCGCCCGAAGTCTAATCGTCGGTTTCT